CTGCGCCGTATGGGAATGAACATCGAGTGCGTGGCGGCCAGCCTGAAGGCCGCGCGCGAACTGGGCGAGATCGTGCGCCGCGCAATGCATGGCGCAGCCGGTACGGCAAGCAGCACAACCATCCATGAAATCCGTGAAAACGGCATCACATCAACTTATGATGTGGGCGCAGAAGGCACGGAAACGGGAATCCATATCGCGGTGGTTTCGGTCGATGCCTACTACCGCGCGCAATCGGTTGCACCCACCACCATCACCACCCCCGGCGGGTAACACAGAGAGGAAACGCACATGGCCGCATTCACGAGTTTCGGAACCACGCTCAAGGTTGGCCCACTTGCCAGCGGCGCTTATTCAGCGCCAAGCGCAGCGGTTGGCGAAATCCTTTCGATCAACCTGGATGGCCTCAAGCTCAACACCATCGATGTTTCGAACCTGGGCAACCAGTTTCGCACCTACGCGGCGGGCCTGATCGATAGCGGCACCGTGTCGCTTGAGGTGAATCTTGACCCCGATGACGCGCAGCAGGTGACCGTGCTGGGTCAACTGGATGTGACCGCGGCCACCACCCGCCCGGCGCTGAAGTCCTGGCTCATCACTTTCGGAACCACCGGAAATGCTGGTGCAACCTTCGCGTTTATCGGGTTTGTGACCGATTTCAGCGTGAAGGGTGCGATGGATTCGGCGGTCACCGCGTCGATCAGCATCAAGATTTCCGGAAGCGTCACCTTCACGGATGTGGACTAAACCGTGAGCGACCTGAAAGCCAAGTTTCTCGCACTCCGGGCCACCGTTCCTACCGAGCAAGTAACGGTGCCCGGAGTTGGCGTTGTGACCATGCGCGGGCTCACCGCAGGCAAGCGCGACGAGTGGGAACAGCGCATTTGGAGCGCCAAGGGAAAGACCCTCACCAACATCCGCGCCAGCCTGGTGGCCATGTGCGCGTATGACGGTGACGCGCCGATGTTTAGCGCCGCGGACATCGAAGCCATTGGGGACATGCCCGCATCCGTCATCGATGAGTTGTACGACATCGCAACGCGGCTTTCGGGCATGGGTGCGAAGGACAAGGAAGCCATCGAAAAAAATTGAGTGAGCGACCGCTTCGGCGCTTCCTGTTCCAACTGGCACTAGCGTTAGGGAAGACGGTCGCGGAACTAGAGGAAACCATGTCGAGCCGCGAATTAGCCGAATGGATCGCCTACAACGCAGTCCAGCCTTTCGGCGATACGCGCGCCGATTTGCGTTCCGCGATCATCGCCAGCACCGTGGCCAACTGCCACCGCACCAGCGGCACGCCATTCAAGGTGGCGGATTTCATGCCCTATGAAGACAAGCCCAAGGGCGCGCCGCTGGATGCGGTGAAGCAGTTGCGCGCCATGTTTGGAGGAAAGCGCAATGGGTAATGTCGCAGCGTTCAAAACCCGTATCACGCTTGAATCCGATCAGTACATCGCTGGGTGGAAGAAGGTGGAATCCGCTACCACGGACAAGGTGAGCGGTATTGAAAAGGCCATTTCCAAGGGCATGAAGTCTTGGAGCGGATCGATGGGGAAAGCCATCGGCGGGTTTCTTGGAATCCAGCTTGCGGACACGCTGCTGAAGTCCATCGATGACACGCTGAAGAATCCGATTTTCAACACAACCGGCGCGAACATCGCCTACGCCATCGGCGATGGTTTAGCCAAGACCCTCGAAAGCATCCCGGTGGTGGGCACCATCGGAAAGATGCTTGGGCAGAGCGAGAGCGGAGACATGGAAGCGCGGCAAAAGGCCAGCCGCGACGATGCCGCGCGAAATGAGCGGATGCTTGCCGTGGGTTCCAAGATGGTTGCTGATTTGGAGAAGCAGCGCGAACTTGCTGCCGCGGTGAGTGACGAACAGCGCACCCGCGTGGAACGAGCGCAGCGCCTAGCGGAACTTGAGAAGCAGTTGAACGATCAGATGGCGAAAGAAAACGCCACCGGGCCGCAAATCTTGGCGGCGCGCGAGAAGCTGCGCGCAGCATTTGAGGCCACCAGCGCGGCGCAGGATCAGGCAATACAGCGGCAGGAACGCGAGAAGATGATTGCCGATGAATTGGCAGACGCAGAAGCGAAGCGGTTGAAAACACAGGAGGAAGCAGCCAAGCGCGCCGAAATGCGCGCCGCCGCCGAGGAGCGCCGCGAGGAATCCGTGATCAACTTCATGGAGGAATTGCAGGATGCGCTAGACGAGCGCACGATGACCGAGGAACAGTTGTTTCAAAAGAAGATGGATCGGTTGGGCCTTGACGCGCAGGAGCAAGAGAACGCGCGCGCGTTGAATGAGAAACTCAAGGCGGCATCGCAAACAGCACCCAAGACCGCTGCGGTTTCCAACATCGAAAGCATCCAAAGCGCCGTGGGCAGCGTGAAAATGGCTGGCACCACGAGCGGGCTAGATAAACTGGCCAAGCCCGCAGAGGCCACCGCCAAGGCCACGCAGGCCAGCGCCACGCACCTGGCGAAACTCGCAGCAGCAACGGGAGCCGTGTAAATGCCTGTGACCATCAACATTGCCCAGCGCGCCGGTGGAACCACCATCAACTTTGAGCGCGGCAAGTGGAGCGGCAGCGCGCAATATGTGATCACCGAGGCGGCCGCGCAGGCGCTCACGGCCAGCGACATCCTCGGCAGCGCCACCGTAATTGCGAAATTGTTCCCAACCGAGTACGGCGGCAGCGGCGGCGCAATCACCGACCAAGGTTCATTCTTCTCGGGCCGCGTGACGCAGCCCAGCTTCTCGCTGGCAATGGTTGATGATGGCGGGTATGTGTGGCAGGCCACGGTGGCGTTCGATTCACAGACCGCGGACAATGGCACCACCACCACGGATAACAAGGTGGAGCGCGAGGTGGGATTTACCGCCATCGAATACAGCTTGAGCGGCGAGGGCGTGGATGTGTGGCGGGTTGGCGCAACTGCACCCGCGAACAAGTCCACCCCAGCCGATACCGATATCGGCGGCACCAAGGTTGATTCGGGCGGCGAGCCGATCACCTATTTCAACAATGTTGCCAAGGTGACCGTTCGCAATGTGCGTGCTGGGCGGCCCACGCCGCCGGTTGGCTTCATCAACAACCGGAACAGCGCCAGCTTTACGATTGGCCCCTACTCATTCCCGACTGACACGCTGCTGTTCACGGGTTGCAGCATCACGCGAGTGGGCCCCGCAACCTATGAAATCGTCTACTCATTTGTCTATGACAATGGCTACCACCTGCGGCAGATCGCCAAGCGCGGCCCCGATGGGCAGGTGATCAAGGGCAAAAAAACCGACACCTGCGGCAGCGCGCCAACCACGGTGCCTGATGGCGAGATGAGCAACGCGCTATGCGTGTTCTTCCGGCAACCGTTCCCAACCACCAGCGCCTTTAGCGGCATCGGCATTACGGGCATCTGATGTTTGTGAACGGCGTTACCCGCGGGAATGTTGGCCCCTGGTCACCGAACCAAGTTCGCACCATTGCGGACACCATCAACCGGATAAACGGTGAGGGGCAACGCGGGCCGAAGAGCGCACCGCCGCCGGTTGTGGTGTTCATGGCGCGCATCACGGGCAGCACGGCCATTGCGGGTAAAACCGCGACCATCGGCGGCACCGCCGCGCAGCCAGTCGCGTGGGAATACGATTGGGAAGAGGTGAGCGTGTCCACCACGGGCACCTACAACACCAGCGATACCTACCGCCGCAAGTCCTCAACCATCGCCACCAAGGGGAAGGCCATCAATGGGTGCGAAGGCCCGCAGATGATCGGCGCTACCACCACGCTTGGCCCTGGCATTACCACTTCCAACATCCCTGCCGGGTTCAGCTTCAAGGCCATTGCCAATAACACCGTGGTGATGATGTACGCGACCGCGCGCGCGACTGGCGAGAACCTGTTTTTCTTCAGCGTGCCAAACGCGGTGGATGGAGCCTGCGCGTGAGCCCCGTTCCCTCCATTGGCCCCCGCCACCAGCAGCCCACAACCTTGGGCACCGTGATCAGCGTGGTGCAACTGGTGGTGTTGGTGGTTGGCGTGGGCGGCATCTTCCAAACGATGGGCCGCAAGGATGCGATCCTCGAAAGGCAAGACCGCGATCTAACGGAGCTGCGCGCCATCGTGGGCGATTTGGTCAAGTCGCAGGTTTTGGGAGCCGCGAACGATTCAAAGCACGGCGAAAACCTGACCAGCATCGCGGTGCGCCTTGACCGGCTAGAGGGCCGCCGGTGATCCGCTGTTTGGTCTTCCTGCTGCTAATCGCCTGCGCCGCGTGCAGCCCGAGCCGAGCGATTGCGGTTTCGGCTACCGAGGCCGGTGAACGCGCCGGAACCATCGCCAGGCTGGCCACCCACATTGCGAGCGTTTCCACCGAGCCCGAGGTGGTAGCCGATGCGGCCGCCATCGTGGTTGAAGCCCAGCACATCGAAGCGGCCGCCGGAGCCATCCACAAGGCGCTACCGGGCGTGGAGGATCAGACCCCATGGTGGGCGGTGTTGCTGGGTTGGATCGCAGCAGCGGCCGCCCTCGTGGCCGTGGCGGCCATCCTGTGGCAGACAGGAATAGGCGCAGCCATCCGCGTGGCGCTGGGTTGGATTCCGCGGCCAAGCCTGCGCGATGCGGCATTGGCCCGCGATGTGATGGAAAACAGCAATCCGGCCACGATCCGGGAATACATTGCAGCAAAGCGCGCAAGCGATCCCGTGTGGGAAGCCGCTTGGAAG